GGCACTCTCATACCTGACATACCAGGAAGTGCTCTGTCTACTTCATATACTTGACCTAATGGCTTAAGAGTTACATCTGGATATGAAGTCAGTGCTGTGCCTGTGCCTGTTGGTTGTGTAAATGATGTTCTTTGCAAAGACGTAACAAGATTGCTAATGACGCCATAACTGTTAAAGTGAACTTGACCTCCAATAAGATCAACTCTGGTTGATCCTTGCTGTATATTTCTATCACCAGCATCAGCAATTATATTTTTTGTTGCCTTGCTGTAAACATTGTTACCTTGACTAATTAAATTTTCTGATGCAAATTCTAAAATGTTTGAGCCGTCTATACTGACAGTACCTGATTCTTCATTTGCTTTTATTTTTACGCTTTTGTTTGCGTACATATTAATATTGCCTTCAGCATGAAAATTAATATCAGCACCTGAACGCAAGTTATATCCTGTTTGTGCGTAAACATCAACCATACCATTGTTACTAAACTCCATCCACACAGTACCGTCTGAATTAGCAAGATAAACTACTCCTGCTGAATCGCTCATTAACAATTGATGTCCGGAACCTGTTCTTAATCTGATTAATTGATTTTTACCTTCGCTGTCACCGTCGTCCATAACAAAAGTGTGTCCAGTTTTTCTTGTGGTGTTGACATTTGTTTTTTTATCTTTTGGTCCTAGTTTGTCTCTTTTGCTTGACCTTTTATCTACTGGACCAGGTGTGCTTATACCAAACACATGACTGGGTGTTTCTCTCCTCGCTGAAGAACTTGTGTTTCCTCGCACATCATCTTTTATTAATCCTTGATTTTTTAATCTTTCAGCAAATGGATGTATAGGTTTTTTAAGTTTGTCAAATCCTCCAACTGAAGCAGTGGACCAAACACCTCTGTTTACTTCTCCTGCAGGCACATTGTCATTGCCATATTCACCAACCACACTGTTTGAGTCTGTGTCTCCAACTAAAGGAGCGTAAGTATCTTTGGAACTTGCTATGCCTGGTGTCATATTATTGACAAATGGTTCTTGCACACACGCTATCCAATAACCGTTTGTGATTTTTCCTTCAGCAAATATCACTAACACTTTGGAATCTATGTCCGGTGGCACTGCCCACATACCGTAAGAGTGTTGTGTATTTGCGTAATTTGTTATGTCGGTGGTGTTGATTGCGTCACCGCTTTTTGTACCATAGAAAGGCGGCGCATACTCAACTGTGATCAATTCACTGTCGAAAGGATCACCTGGATTGTTCGAACCTATCTGTGGAATTTGCACACGCAGTCTACCCATTCTTGTTGGATCAACATTGTCTTTGACTGTGGCCACATACGGACCTGGATTAATATCAGTGTATGATTCGTCCTTGCCGATTGTTTTGGTGTTACTATATGGAAGTGTTCTAGCCATTATGCTGACTCACCTCCTACATTTATCTCTCCTGTGTTGTCATTTTCAACTTGTCCACTGTTTACTGAACTTGTTTTATTTTGTGGCACAACACTGCTAGGATTATTTTGATTTAGATATCTGGTCATCTCCAAGTTCTGTGTAAATTGTCCATTCTCAAAAAGATTAATAACTCTGTTTACTCTATATAGTCCTGTGAACTGTGGAGTGTCTCCTTGAGTGAACGTATGAAGTCCTGTATTTTCATCGAAGTCATTTGGAAAAATAAAATTTATTTTCACGAATGTTTCTGCCCTATCAAAATTAAAACAGCCTTTTTCGTCGTCCCATTCGAATCCATTTATTGCCCCAACTTCTTGTGTTCTATTGTAAGTTCCACTGGCCTGTGGAGTAGGCATTGGTAAAAATATATCCTGTCCTATGAATGCTGGATCGCCCATTATTTTCATGTCTAATCTAACCATGTCTCCAGGAGGATTTGTAATAAAATCATAAAATTCTTGTGTTTCTGTTTGGTTTGGCAATTTTATTACTGAGTCTGATTCTGTTTTACTTGTTGTAGGAAAAGACTGTACAGGTAGGTCTGGTTCTGGAAACACACCCTCGGTGGCGTCTTTTCCACTTAAACTTCCTAGGAACCTCTTTAGTTTGTAAAAAATCGATTGAGACTCTGTGCTTATGCCAGGTTGTTTTTCTTCAGCATTGACTAAAGTTGACAACGCATATGCACTGTTGTATTCAATGTTAAAATCTAGGATGTCAAGATTACGTCCTGTATAGATATAGTCATATACTTTCCTTGTATACTCTGACCAAGTACGAAAACCTCCTAATCCTGCTCGTGCCAAATTGGCAACATGTATGTTGAATGGCTCAACATGATAATGAATTGTTCGTCTATGGCTGTTTAAAACTTTGTCAAACTCTCTATGCACAGTGACAGTGGTTTGTATTTTGAACCATGGTACCCATGGGGATGGCATTTTTTCGTTAGTGTCATATGCCGTTGCCGCTTCAATCTCTTTCCAATATTTTTCTGCTATTGCAGTTATGTCGTTATACTGATCAAATTGTCTTACAAGATCTTCTAAAATTTTTGCAATAGACTGATTTGATTTATAACTTGCAGATTTGAAGTTTGGTTCCCTTTTGCTTTGACCGGATTGTGGCGCACCGTAATCACTTATTGATTCATATGTATTTCCGTACTGTGCTGTTTCTCCCTTGCCTATTCGACTGTCCGCGGTAATAATATAAGTGTCGGAATATTCTCTAAGACCATCGTCAACTTCCTGTTGCATATTTTTGTTTAAACTGTCAGCAAAATATTGTAGATATGAATCTAATTTTCTGCCTTTTCCTTTGACGTCTCCAGATCCTCGGGTAAAAAGGAAAGCATTGCTTTTGCCAAATTCAGTCCATGGTACAGCATCCAAATCGTATGTGGCTCCGCCAGCATTAAGTTGCATAGTAGAAGTGCTTAAAGTTATCGGCATAAATCTTTTTACTGTGTTTTCAGGCACTTCATTTCCAAAACTGTCATACCCTTTGAATTCCACTGTTAATAAAAATGGCGCCTGTAAATGATTTTTAAATCCATTGTTGGCCGCCGCGGCTCTTATTTTTTGCCATAGTGATATGCCCAAAGGTTCGCTTAATTGAAAGTTTACTTTTTGAAAATTCATTAATTTTCTTTCTTGATTATAGAAAGGCACAGATGTTATTTCTACCCTTTCAAAATAAATGTCTCGATTTTTTGATAATATTTTTTTAGCAAATTCTCCTGTTTTTCCGCCTATTTCTTTATTATTTTGTTTGTTTTGTCTGGCAATTTCTTCTGCTATACCGGCATCACCAGTTTTTTTTAGTAGATTATCATCCTGTGCTTCTGTTCCAAACTTCTGACTAGGTCCTATACCTCCAGTACGTGCAATTATATCATGTGGCGTGTTTGTTAAAATTCTGCTAGGATTGTTTAATTCGTCTCTGCCTAAAGCACTTAAAGTAAAAACATAATTGTAACTGGCATATTTGTGTAAAATATTATCACGCACAAACCCATATGCTTTTTGTTGAGTAGCACCTGCTTCAGATTCTATTTTTGTTTTTTTTATGAAAGCGTCATCGTTGTTTTTTTGTGCGGCCGCTTCATTAGCCTTGGCCCTTGCAATCGAATCTTTGATTGATTTACGTTTATCTATACTTGCCATTTTATATTCCTAGGTCAGTTTTCAAATTGCTTAACTTAGGCAATTGAATTGTAACTCCAGGTGCAAAATCATAGATTGGATCTTCAATTTGATCGGGATTTCTTTGAGCAAACACCCACCAAAGCCTCGGTGAACCATACAAGTCAAATGCTAGTAAGTCTGGTCTGTATGCATAAATTTGATCAATTGTGTATGACACATCATCTGCCTCCGCAGTCAAAGTTCTTGGCACTAAAAAATCCAAACTAACAGTGTTTTGTCTAGTGTTGAAATATGGAGATGTGTTTGAATATTCAGCCATTAAATGAATCCTATACCTTCAGGTTTATTATTTTTATCATTGCCACCAAAATTGTGCAATTCTCCTGACACAAATTTTTCCATAGAAAAGTTTTTAACTGTGTCTCTTGAGTAAACAGGTTGTATCTGAACTGTAATTGTACTTAAACTAGGTGCCCATGTTTCTGGAACTGAACTAGTGTTGTTCAAAGTTTGAATTCGTTCTCCTGATGATCTCGTTGCTTTATACTCTGCAGGATTGACTGCTTTCTGGCCTTGAGCAGTTGCTATATAATCTACATCTGATCTTAATTCGCAAGTCCAATTAGTTACAATTACAGGAATATTTTTAAACACATGATTACCGTAACCATTTAATTTTAGAATCGGCGGTGGATTTCCTCTTGTTGCATCGTCACCACCAAAAAACATTTTAGTAACTGATCTTAAAAAATGAATAGTGGCTACCCAATAGGCCGCATCTTCATAATTCTGCACAGGAAATTCTGCTACAATAGTCATGTTGGCTGGTTCAGAATTTTGGTATGCATAGTAAGGATAGTTTGCGTGTGTTGTTGCCAACTGCGAATAGTTTGCTGTGTGTTGCATGATTATTGAAGGAGTAATTGGGAAAATTATTCCTCCTGTATTTGCTAAAGGATTTAAAAGTTTGTAAGTTACACCAGTTGCGTTTTTGTTACTACCTTCAAAAAACATTTGATTCAATGGACTTTCTTGTGGCATAGTCAATTTGACTCTCCAGTCCGTAGCACCGTTTCTTGTTGTCCAACGTGCAGTGCCAGGGTTGCCTCCAAAGAAACCTTTTTCAGCACCTTTTCTTAGTCCTGCCCCGAACAGTCTACCAATTGTTCTATTGAATATGTTCTTAGCAGTATTACCAACTGTTTTGCCCAGCGTGTTTGAGTTTTGATCTGTGTAATTTGGGTTGCTCATAATAAAAAAATATTGTATAATCTAACTATATTTATAGGCAAAATAATAGGCGCATTTAATACACTACAAGGCCCATTTTTCAACACATTTCAACAGACCTGTTTGTGGTCAATCTAACGTAAATTATAGGATATTATGAAGAGAGTAAACTACTTAAACAACAGAGATCTGCTGAAACAAATACACAAAAGCAAAAACACATTTTGTTCGTATGTTGCACCCGAAGACAGCAACTATGACATTATTGTGAAAGACATAAAAAAGATCAACAGAAACACAATTGCCCAAGCAAGAAAATTACGTGCTAAAAGATTAACACAAGAAGCATGGGAGACAGCAAAAGCACAGGGCGGTAGAAAAAAGAACAAACTTAAAATGAGTGATTTTGAAGTTAGTCCTCGAAAAATAGAAAAAACAGATTTAGTGTTTAGAGTAATGACATTTGATCATATACCAGAAGAGCCAGGTAGAAAGAAAAATCCAAAGACAGTGGCAGACAGACACGTGAAGTTGAACTTCCCTCCATTTCAGCACTACAGATTAGACAACAAAGCCAAACTTAATTGTGTAGGAAAATCACATTGGACTGGCGGTATGAAAAACGGACAATTTTCACTTACTCACGGAAAAGTTACTAGCGAACTTGCTAAAATGTATATGAAACTTTGCGAAAGATATGGTACAAGATCCAACTGGAGAGGTTACACATACAATGACGAAATGAGATCACAGGCATTGATGCAATTAAGTCAGATAGGTTTACAGTTTGATGAAAGTAAATCAGAAAATCCTTTTGCATATTACACTGCGGCAATTACAAACAGTTTTACAAGAATATTAATTGTAGAAAAGAAAAATCAAAATATTAGAGACGACATAATGGAACAAAACAATTTGATGCCTTCAATGACACGACAGATGAGCGAAGAAATAGAAAAACAAAAACAGAGAATAAAAAAAGAAGCGGCTCCTGTAAAAGTGGCAACAAAAACATCTATGGCATTGTTTAACAAACACATGAAGAAAACCGGCAAGGCCGATTACAGTCTACTTAAATATAAGGAAGTTAAAAAATAATGGCATTTTTTAAAAAAGTCGCTTGTTTCACTGACATACATTTTGGAATGAAAGGCAATTCAAGAATTCACAACGACGATTGTGAAGACTTTGTGTATTGGTTCATAAAAGAAGCGAAAGCACAAGGATGTGAAACTTGTATTTTCTTAGGCGACTGGCACCATCATAGATCCAGCACAAACGTTTCCACAATGAACTACACTGTTTCCAACATGGAGAGGCTTAGTAAAGCATTTGAAAAAGTGTACGTAATAATGGGCAATCACGATTTATTTTACAGAGATAAAAGAGAAATAAACTCCATGGAGTTTATCAGAAACATTCCAAACATACACATAGTAAATGAATGGATTGAAACAGAAGATGTGGCCATTGTGCCATGGTTAGTGCAGGACGAATGGAAACGCATACCGCAAATGAAACAGAGATATATGTTTGGACACTTTGAACTGCCTTATTTCCAAATGAATGCCATGGTAGAAATGCCAGACGTTGGCGGAATAAAAGCAGAACACTTTGTAAATCAAGAATACATGTTCACAGGACACTTCCATAAAAGACAAGTAAGGAACAATGTTGTGTATATGGGCAACGCTTTTCCGCACAACTATGCAGATGCTGGCGACGATGAACGAGGTATGATGATTTTGGAATATGGTGGCACACCAAAATATATTAATTGGCCAGGTATGCCAAGATATAGAAACTTTAAAATAAGTCAATTACTAGCAGATCCAGATGGATTACTGCAAGAAAAAATGTATGTGAGAGTTTCATTGGATATAAAAATATCCTATGAAGAAGCAAATTTTATCAGAGAAACTTTTATTGAAAAATACAAACTACGAGAACTACAACTTATTCCAGAACAATTGGATCAAGCACAGCAAACAACTGCAAAGATAGAAAAATTTGATAGCGTTGATCAAATTGTTGTAAAACAATTAGAAAGTGTAGATTCACAAACATATGATAAAAAAATATTAATGGCAATTTATCAAAACTTAGACGTAAACAGTTAGGAGTATGACAATGCAAGAATTAATTGAAAAAGTAAACAAATGGTTTGAAGATCGAAACCTAATCGAAGGAAGCACAGACAAAGATCAAATTTTAAAACTTGTGCAAGAACTAGGTGAATTAAGTGACCATGCCTGTAAAGGACAAGATATTAGAGATGACCTAGGAGACATGCTAGTTGTGATGTTAAACATTATGAAACGTAATGACTACACTGTAGAAGAGTGTTTGCAGATAGCATACGACGATATAAAAGATAGAAAAGGTCGAATGGTTGACGGAATATTTGTAAAAGAGGAATAATTTGCTAACAGTAAAAACATTAACAGTAAAAAACTTTTTGAGTGTGGGCAATCAAACTCAAGCCATAAACTTCGAAGGCAAACACCTTGTGCTTGTGATAGGTGAAAACATTGATCTTGGAGGAGATGATGCTGGCGCTAGAAATGGAACGGGCAAAACCACTATAATAAATGCCATAAGTTATGCGTTGTTTGGAGAACCGTTGACACAAATAAGAAAAGACAATCTTGTAAACAAAACCAATAACAAAGACATGGCAGTGTCAATTTCATTTGAAAAAAACAACACAACTTACACGATCGAAAGAGGAAGAAAACCACAAAAATTAAAATTTTATATCAATGATGTAGAACAAGAAAGCAATGAAGCACAAGGCGAAAACAGAGAAACACAACACGAAATAAACAAATTGATTGGTATGACTCATGCCATGTTTAAAAATATAATTGCTTTAAACACTTACACACAGCCGTTCCTAGCAACTAAACAGGGAGAACAAAGAGAAATTATAGAACAACTGTTAGGTATAACAATACTTTCTGAAAAAGCAGAACTTCTTAAGTCACAAATGAAAAGCAACAAAGATGAATTAATGTCTGAAAAATACAGACTGGACAGTGTGATTGCCAGCAATGAAAAGATTGAAGGGTCAATAAAAACAATAAAATTAAGAAGCAGTGCTTGGGACACACAGAAACAGGAAGACACTCAAAAATTTGAAGAAGCAATCGAAGAACTAGAAAAAGTTGATATCAAACAAGAAATTGAAGCACATAAAAAATTGTCCAAACACAACGAAGACACTAAAACACTAAGAAATTTACAAAAAGAAAAAGCATATCACGAAAACAGTTTGACCAAAGCAGATGCAAACGTAGATAAAACTAAAAAAGATATAGAATATACAAAAGATGCCAAGTGTCCAACTTGCGAACAAGAACTGCACGGAGATAAGCATACACACTTACAAGATAAACTGCAAACAATGTTGACAGAAAGCGAAGATTACAGCAACAAACTAAAAAGTGATCTCACAAAAATACAACACCAGATAGATGAAATAGGTGATCTTGGCAATATTCCAGACACTTACTATGACACACTAGATGAGGCATACAATCACAAGGCATCATTGAATGATCTTAAAAGACAACTAAAACAAACTGAATCGAAAGACAATCCATACGAAGAACAGATTGAAGAATTAAGCAAAAGTGCAATACAAAAAGTTGATTTTACAAGAGCCAACGAACTAGAAGACTTGTATAGACACCAAGAATTTTTATACAAACTGTTGACTGCAAAAGACAGTTTCTTGAGAACAAAAATTATAGAACAAAACTTAACATACTTAAACCAAAGACTTGCTGTTTATCTAAGCAAAGTAAAACTACCACACACAGTTGTTTTCCAAAGCGATCTCACTGTGCAAATAGAAGAACTTGGTAGAGAACTTGACTTTGACAATTTAAGTAGAGGTGAAAGAAACAGATTGATCTTGAGTTTGAGTTGGGCGTTCAGAGACGTTTGGGAGTCATTGTATCAACAGATCAACCTGCTGTTTATCGATGAATTGATTGATGCTGGCATGGACGCATCAGGCGTAGAAAGTTCTATGGCAGTGCTTAAAGAAATGTCAAGAACACAAAACAAAAATATTTTTCTAATTTCACACAAAGACGAATTGGTTACTAGGGTAAATTCTGTACTAAAAGTTGTAAAAGAGAATGGTTTTACCAATTATGCCAACGATGTTGACATTGTTATATAATTTTTACTTGACAAAACCACAACATACGTGCTTTAATTAGGGTAATGTTAATTAACAAGCAAACAAAGGACTAATATTATGTCACAAACACATGAATCGATCATGACAGAAATTCAGAAATATTCGGAAGAAAATTCCAAGTTTACTGAAAAAGGTGTTAAAGCATCTGCCACTAGAGCAAGAAAGGCTTTAGCAAATCTTTCTAAATTGATCAAAGCAAGAAGAAAAGAAATTCAAGAGGCAAAAAACGCGGCAAAAACTGCGGCGTAATTACTGCTAATTGATTTTTGATTAAAGCCTCTGCTTTTAATTAAGTGGAGGCTTTTTTTACGATTCCTTTACCGTGAACTCTCACACGAATATGTCCATTATAATACTGTTCACTTAACAAAACTCCTTTACTAAATTGTTCATGAGCCTCCCAGTAATTGCATTCTGCTTTACTGTTGCAGTATCTCAAAATTATTCTTTTGAATTTATCTTTACCAAAACGCTTGATGTCGGCATGTAAGGCATCACTGCTACCATAATATTCTTTCCAATCGCTGTCCACAGCGCCGCGAATTCTTTTGCGTATTTTTTTTCCGTTTTTTTGCGTATGCATCTTATAGCGTAGAGTTTTGAATCGGGCTAATTTCTTACCGATGTACATCCTACCGTTCACTGTGCAGGTAATCTGATAGACGAATCCCACACAGTCTTCTGGCAATTCTGTAACTGGATTATTATTGTACAACCAATGCATTGAATTATGTTTTCTCTGCAGGGGTTGGAAACATCTCATAATATTGATTATAAATTTTATTAGGCTGTTTCATAAAGTTTGGAAAAAATTTTACGTATTCAATAATGTCTTTAGTATTTTTAAAAAAATCTACAATATTGAAGAAAGGTACATCAAAATAAAATTTTTCTAACTCATATAATATCCGTGCCTCACTCACACTGCTTAAACCTTGTGTGTCCACAAACTGATTGTTTTTTACAGCATCAACAATCGCAGTTGCTCTCATATACTCATTTAAAGATCGATTTTTCTTTAAAAACTCTGCGTGTAAATCACTAAAATCTAGATCCACTAGTAATTCTTTTTGCAGAAAAGATTTTAATTTTGCATAATTGATAATGTCTTCTATATCTAACAGTTGTATTCCTTTTAGATTTTTTATTTTGTTATTCGTGAGTGACACTATATTATCTGCATTTTTTAATATAGCAAACCAAAAAAACATTCTTAACACGTGTCTAGGTACTTGGGGGTTCTTTTCATCCACACACAGTCTAAATAAATCTTTTAAATCAGTAATATTTTGTTTCATCCTTTCTGTTGCTCTATGTTCTATTACAAAATTATAAAAATTTTTTTCAGCATATTCTAAACCGCATTTTCCAAATTGACCCATATTGGTTCTGCTATAATAAGCGTGTAAAATATAAGTAAAATAATCTTGTTTCCATACACAACCAACAACTTTTTTTCCATTCAAGATAGTATTAAAATTTTCCCACGCACCTGGAATTACCATGTCCAAATTTTTTGTAGATCTTTGCCTATTATGTGATGCACCTGAAGCCACAAATGGGGAAGGTAACAATTTATTTGATCGATGACAATCAATTAAATGTGCAATAAAATTACCAAATGCTCCTGGGGTATGAATTACTAGGTATTGATTACTCATGCTGAAGGTATTTAAAGTCAAAAAGATTGGCAGTGAATTTTTTTGATGTTATATACAGTTGATAGGCACAACAAAAAATTCATAACAACCTTATAGGCACACATAGCATCCACGAAGTGAGCACGGAATTGCACTCGAGAAGAGGATAGGTGAATCCGTAGATGCAAAAGGCAAAAAGGAAGAGGCTCTGGGAAACAGATCCAACCTCAGATCTGCTGTGAATTATCATGTGAAGACACTGCAGATTCGCGTTT